CTGAATCTGTGATTGTGGAGGCAAAAGCATCAGGTTTACCTCTAACATACGAGTTAAGAAAGATGGATATACCGGTCGTCAACTTCACACCCAGCAAAGGCAACGACAAGCACGCCAGAGTAAATGCTGTTGCACCCCTGTTTGAATCTGGTATGATATGGTGTCCTGAGCAAAAGTTTGCTGAGGAGGTCATTGAAGAATGCGCAGCGTTCCCCTATGGCGACCATGATGACTTGGTTGATTCTACAACTCAAGCTATTATGCGATTTAGACAAGGCGGTTTAATCGGTCACCCTGAAGATTATGTGGATGAGAAAACTGCTCAACGTAAACGAGAGTATTATTAATGGATGATTTAATTAAGATATTAATGGAGCTAATGCAGAAGGGCCCTAGAAAAAAGGGTGGTATTCTGGACACAGCTGAAGGCGTAGATTTTTTAGGTAGACAGTTAACTAAATCAGAAAGAGGAGATCTAACTCTCGTAGGTTCTAAACTAACGGATGCTAGTAGGTTTATCCCTTTTAGTATTAGAAACATTGGCCGTGATCAAAGGTACCTGAAGATAAATCAATACAAAAATGATTTAGAAAAATCTTTTAATAAGACTATAAAATTTTTACAACAAAACCCTGACATACGTTTAACAGCACAACAAAAAGATAATTTAATATATAATCTTGGTGTTTACAGAAGAGTTAGCTCAGAGAATACAAAATTAGAAAAAGGTATTATTGACGAAGGTAAAACGTTAGAGGAAGTTAAAAAAGAAAGTTTAAAAACTGCAGATGTTGATGAATTAACTTTTGGTCAAGCAATGAGTAAAATTTTAGATCAATTAAATGATGTAAAAGATAAAGCTAAAAAAATGAAAGAAATTGCTGAGGAGGATGTTTTTACTCCAAACGTATCAAAAGCTCAAGAAGAGAGACTTAAAAGACTTTACTATGGTAGAGCTTTTACAGGTAATGAGTCAAGGTATAGAGGACTAGGTAGCTCTTTTCTACCAAAACTACATGAGGCAGGCATTATAAAATTAGATGATACCATATATGAAAATTTAAAAAAAGGTGCACACCATTATGGTGGATCCTTAACTTTTGCACCAGATCCAAATCGTATTTGGAGAAAACATTTTGGTGACGAGATATTTGATAAGTTAGACAATTTTAGAGCTGAAGATGGAGAAGATGTATTTGAGTGGATTAAAAGAAATAATATTAAACCAATCACCGTAAAGGGGCCAAAGTCTGCAACAGATTATTTACATCCTGTTGAGATAAGTCAGTTGTTGGCAGATGAACAAAGAGTATTTACCGCTTATAAAAATCCAAAAGCAAAATCAAGTAGAGATTATTTTAACATAGATGATCCAAACATGCAGATGGATAGAATAACTTTTCATGGAGAAAACATAAGATTTTTAGAAGAGTCATTACAAAGATTAGATCCTGATGCATACAGAGAATATGTTAAAATAAAACCAACAGCAGAAAGTCCAACTGTTGTACCTTTTAAAAAAGATGAAGGCATTGAACAAGTAGGTAAAGCGGGTGAGGGTCGATTTACTAAAGCACAAGTATTAATTGAAAGATTAAAAAAGACTATAAAAGAAAACCCTAATGATAAATATGTTCAAGAAACATTTCCTAATTTTGTAAAAGAAATAGAAAACAACCCCAAACTTGCTGATGATCCAAATGTTCAAGAAGCGTTTGGCATAACTGATTTATCGGAAACTACAGACCAAAGACTTGTTGAGTACCCAGATGGTACATTAGATTTCTATACTAAAGGTGGTCAAGGTGGAATGGACTCTGTGCAGTCATTAATGGATGAATTAGGTATTTCACAAGAAGAAGCATTAAGAATAAAACAATTAGAACCTGAAGATCAAATTTTAGAAATTACAAAACTTCGAACGTTAAAAGATAAACCTAAAAAAGCACAAGGAGGCATCGTTGGCTTACATATTTGATCCGATAAACAACACGTTGATTGATGACGAAGACAAAAGTCTTGGTAATAAATTTGCACTAATTGACATGGATAATGTCAACACTCCAGATTTAGATCAAACACCAGATTCAATTCTTAGACCTGGTGAAACGTTAGAAGATTTTGATGTAACATTTAGAAGACCTAATGCTGAGGGTGGTAGAATTAATTTGCAAGACGGTACAGATATATTAATTCCTAAATATCCTGATCTAAGAATGTTCCCTCCAATTCCAAATAAAGCTCAAGCAAAAGAAAAAGCAAAAGTATTAGATAAATTTAAAAATAATTTAAAAAAATATATTTTAAAACAAATCGAAGATTTTAAAAAAACTTCACTACCAAACGAAAAATTTCAATTAGTTGAAGGCCGTATTCACAAAGCTATGGGTTATGATGAAGCAAAGGGAAATAAACCATCAAAAACAGTGATTAAATATGTAAGAGAAGCAATATCAGAATTACCAAAAGATGGATCTTGGGAGTTAAATACAACGGGAGAAGGAGTTTTTTCTGACGCAGAAACTAGAAAAAACCCTGTGCCTTTAGAAATAAAAAATAAAGCTAAATCTTTTTTTAGAAAAAACTACAAGACAAAAAACCTTGCACAAATGGCTACTGAGCTTTCAGGCAAACAATCAGGTAACCCTTTAACTACTAATGTTAGATCTCTTTTAACAAGGTTTAAAGATTTTTTAATTAAAAAAAATGTTATTAAAGAAAAAGATATAGCTAGAGGCACTGGTGGATCTAAATTTGGAGATAAACTTCCACCAAAAGCCTACGCCGGATACAGAGATAAAGTAATAAATTTAGCAAAACTTTTAGGAGTTGATAAAGATTCAAAATATTTTGTAACGAGAGGACCTAATAAAGGAAAATTTTCTTATGCCAAGTTTGATAACGAGTTATTAAAATTTTTAAATTATAATTTAATTAAAGGATCTTTAAGTCCAGATTTCCCCATTGAAATGTTGCCAAGTTATGAACACACTATGGGAGTGGGTCCTGGAACAATCGTAGGACAAGGGGATGCTTTAAGAAAAGTAGAACTACAGACAAAACAATATAACTTTGATGGCAGAAAAGGTGTAAGCGCTAGATCTCAAATATTTAGAGATGTGCAGGCTTACTTAAAATCAGCTCAAAAAAATTATGAAGCAGGTGACTTTAATGAAGCAAAAAAATCTTTAGAAACAGTAAATAAACTTTACAATTTAATTTCAGAAAGATTTTCTTTAAACAGAAAAGATTTACCTAAATATGTAGTTGATAAAAAAGGAATTAAAGAAGTAAATGTAAAACAAGTATTAAAACAAGAAACAGTTCAAAAATCTTTTTTTAATTTTTTTAAAAAAGTCGCTAATCAAGCAGGTGATAAAACGTTAAAACAAATTGAAAAAGTACAACCCTCTGTTGCTAAAGTAATAGATCTGTTTAAAAAAGGAAAAGATACTTTAGCTAAAGACTATATTAAAATAAGAATGCCTAACGTAAAAG